CTGGAGAAGGATACAAGGTTATTACTTATTTTGGCGGAAAAGAAGTTGATAACCAGACTGTATTATCTGCAGCAGGACTTAAGGATAACGATTATGTTGTATTTGACAAGGAAGCAGAAATGGTTTTAAGTGCCGGAATTAATATGGAAGGCGGTACAAACGGTGAAAGCAGTACAAGTGATCATCAGTCATTTCTTGACAGTATTGAAAGCTATGGATTTAACACACTTGGTTGTTTAAGCAAGGATGAAGGTATCAAGAAACTTTATTGTCAGTATACAAAGACTATGAGAGAAGATTATGGAATCAAGTTTCAGACGGTTGTATACGATTATTCTGCAGAGCACGAGGGAGTTATCAATATTAAAAATAAAACAAACAGTGCTGATGAAGAAGAATTTGGAATTGTCTGGTGGGTAACTGGTGCTTGTGCAGGATGCAGTATTAACAGAAGTCTTACTAACAAGGTTTATGATGGTGAATACAGTGTTGATGTTGCATACAAACAGAGTGAACTTGAAGATGGAATTAAAAACGGTTACTTTATGCTCCACCAGAACGGCAATGAAGTGAGAGTTTTGAGTGATATAAATTCTTTTACTGAGTTTGGTGCAGACAAGGACAAAAACTTTGGGGAAAATCAGGTTGTAAGACTTCTTGATCAGATTGGGAATGATATAGCAGTTATGTTTAATACATATTATCTTGGCAAGGTTCAGAACAATGCGGCAGGAAGAATGGCATTCTGGAGTGATATTGTTACATACAACAGAGAACTTGAAAAATTAAATGTTATTGAAGAGTTCGAGGCAGATGAAGTGAAGGTTGAAATAGGAAATGACAAAAAAACAGTTGTTGTTACAAATCCTATTATACCGGTATGTGCAATGAGCAAGTTATATATGACAGTTATTGTAAGATGACAAAGGAGGTGGACTGAATGGGTCAGATTATGAATGCCAGAGATGCAGTATGTGCATCAATGGCTGAATGTTATGTTACAATTGATAAAAAAAGATATAATTTTATGCAGGCTATTGAACTTGAGGCCAAAATGGAGAAAACCAAGCAGGACGTTCCTATACTTGGAAAAACCGGAAAAGGAAACAAAGCCACAGGATGGCAGGGAAAAGGAAAGGCTGTTTTCCATTATAACAGTTCTGTTTTCAGAGAAGTGCTTTACAAGTTTAAAGAAAAAGGCGAGGACCTTTATTTTGATATTCAGGTTATAAATGAAGATCCTACAAGTTCAGTTGGAAGACAGACAATTATTCTTAAGGACTGCAACCTTGATGGCGGTGTAATTGCAAAATTTAATGCAGGGGCTGAATTCCTTGAAGAAGAGTACAGATTTACTTTTGAAGACTGGGAAATGCCTGAAAAGTTTAAAGAATTAGATTAACAGTTTTAATTATAAAAAGAGGTGCCGAAATTTTCGGTGCCTCTTGCTTTTTTAGGAGGAATTTAAGATATGGATATTAGTGTATTTTTGAACAGAAACAGAATAGAGAAAAAGAATGAGTTTTTTGCCGCAAGTGAGTCTTTCAGAGACGGCGAAGAGGTTATTTTATGGGAAATACGAGCCTTAAGCGGAAGTGAAGAAGAAAGAATACGCAGTTTATGTATGAGACAGGTACAAAAGAAAAATGGCGGTTACACGGAAGAACTGGACTATAACAAGTATTTAAGTAAAATCGCAGCTGCATCTACTGTTTATCCGGATTTATTCAGCGAAGAACTTCAGATAAGTTACGGAGTATGGGGAGAAGAACAGCTTCTTAAGGAAATGTTAAGTGCAGGTGAGTATATTGCATATCTTAAAAAAGTAAAAGAAGTAAATGGATTTAACAAAAGCAATAGAGAACTTATTGATGAGTCAAAAAACTGATTGAGGAGGGCAGTTTTGAAGCTGTGTTTGCTTACATTGCTCTCCTTAAATTTGGTAAATTTCCGTCGGAGTTTTTAAAGCTTCCTCGGGAAGAAAAGGCATTTATTGCTGCGTGTATTGAGAAGGAATTAGAACTAAAAAAGGAGAATTGAGATGTATTCGGTTTACATTGAGGATATAATGCTTCCTGTCACTCCTGAAAAAATAACATGGAATTACAAGGGTCAGAACGATACGGTTAATCTTATAAACATGGAAGAAATGAACAGGATAAGAATCCCCGGATTAATGGAATTCAGTATGGAGACAGTACTTCCTGGTACCAAAGTGCCTTATGCAAGATATGAAAATGGTTTTAAGGAGCCGTATTATTACATAAATATTTTTGAAAATATAATGAAAGAGTGTAAGGCAGTTGCATTTAGTATAAAGAGAGAAAAACTGCCATACGGCAGAAAAAGTATAAGTACAAAAAGAATGGTAACCATTGAAGATATGTCGGTAAAAGAATCGTATGATAATGGTCTTGATATGGTTGTCAGTATCAGGCTAAAAGAATTTAAGGCATATCAGAGTACTAATATATCAAACTTTGAAGAGGTTACAGTAAGAAAGAGTGATAAGGTTATTAAGTCAAGTTATACTGTAAAAAGCGGAGACAGTTTATGGAGTATATGCAAAAGAGAACTTAACGATGGAAGCAGATATATGGAAATAGCAAAGCTTAACTCAATTACGAACCCTTCTCTTATTTATCCGGGACAGGTGATAAGATTTGAGTGAAGTTTATATTGAGATTATAAGCAGTAATAACAACAATACGTATGTGCCGTTGATTGAAGGCGAGTTAAGTATTGAGTCACACAGATCATCAGTACCATCAAAAGCTGTTTTTAACGTTGTAAAAGATGAGAAGATAGATTTTGGCGAAGGCTCGCCTGTAAGTATTTATGCAGACAAAAAGCCTATGTTTAAAGGATATGTTTTTACAAAATCAAGAACAAAAGATAAATTGATAACTGTTACTGCATACGATCAGACAAGATACCTTAAAAATAAAGGTACTTATATTTTTAATGGATTTGAGTTAGGGGATATTGTAAAGCAGATTGCACTTGACTACAAGATAGACACCGGCGAGATAGAAAAAAGCGGGTTTTCTATTGCTGACCTTACATGTGACAGAAAAACTCTTTTTGATATTATACAAAGTGCTGTTGATATTACATATGAAAGTACAGGAAAGCTTTTTGTACTTTATGACGATTTTGGTAAGCTGTGTGTGAAAAATATTGAGAGCATGAGTTTAGATTATATTGTAAGAGATGATACGGCACAAAATATTGATTACACATCTTCTATTGATAATAGGACATATAATCAGATAAGGCTTACATCAAAAGGTAAAAAAGGAATTGTTCAGGAGTATTTTAAAAAGAGTGACGAAAACATAAATAAATGGGGAATTCTTCAATATTCGGGAAGTGTTGGGACAGGCGAAAATGGAGAAGCAAAAGCATCAAAAATGCTTGATATTTATGGAAGTATAAAAAGAAAGCTTGGAATAAAGGGTGCATTTGGAAATGCTGACATAAGGGCAGGAAGTGTTATACAGGTAAAGACAGAAGCAACAGGCGACATAGTTATTGATGAAAAAATGATTGTGGAGCACTGCAGGCATCGGTTTAAAAATGGTATTCATACTATGGACATCGACCTTAAGGGAGGTATTATAAACGATGCATAAGGAGGTATCGATGAAAATGATTGGTATTGAGAGTGTTCTGAAAAATATTCTGGAGCTTAAAGCTTTTGTTGAAGGAATAATATATGATGAAACATCTTTTTGGAAGTTAGATAATCTTTGGGGAGGAATTGATAGAATATCAAATGGCGACTCTTTCTTTTACAATGAAGGAATAATGGATATTGCTGGACAGTTGTCGAGTGAAAATGAGATTTACAAAGCAGAGGATATTATTTTTGAAAGTGAATTTATAAATGATAGAAGCGAAGTAAGTGTATACGGACTGATTGGCGAAATAAAGCATGAGGCTGATAATATATTTTTTACAGATATAGACAATTATGATATTGTGGATAGAACCTCAAACAACGAATTTTGTTTTTATCAGA